CGACTAGCTCTAAAACAAGTATTAGAAGAATTAACTCCCATACTTTGGCAAAGTGATCGAATTTGGGCCAATGGGTCCACGTTTGACATGACTATTTTGGAAAATGCTTATCGAAGCTATGACATGAAATTGCCATGGAAATATTATTGTGTTCGTGATGCCAGAACTATATATTCGTTATATCCTGATTTGAAAAAGCCACCTACTAGTCATCATGCATTAGAGGATTGTCGTCGACAAATCAGTATGCTACAAGACACATTGAAATTTTTGAAAATTACTAGACTACTATGAAAATCATTGCAATATCGGGATTCATCGGCAGTGGCAAGGACACTGTGGCAGAATATCTAGTCAATAAAAAAGATTATTGTAGAGAAAGTTTTGCTTCATCTCTAAAAGATGCAGTGGCAGCAGTGTTCGGATGGGACCGTGAACTGTTGGAAGGTAATACTTCCGAAAGTCGAGCGTGGCGCGAACAAGTTGATGTTTGGTGGGCTCACCGTCTTGATATTCCACATCTAACTCCTAGATGGGTATTGCAGTATTGGGGCACTGAAGTTTGCCGACACGGGTTTCATGATGATATTTGGGTTGCCAGTCTGGAAAAAAAACTGCAACAAAGTCATCGTGACGTAGTGATATCTGATGCAAGATTTCCCAACGAATTTGCCATGTTAAAAAAACTTCAGGCAATCACTATCTGGATTAAACGTCGCCCGTTTCCAGATTGGTTTTATGATGCAGTCATGGCCAATCAAGGTAATACTGAATCTCAACAGAAATTGCAATCTTGTAATGTTCATACCAGTGAAACCAGTTGGGTAGGTCATGATTTTGATTATGAAATTGAAAATAATTTCACGTTATCTTATCTTTACCGACGTATCGATAATCTTCTTGAAGATCATTTATTGCCCAAGGATCATCTGACCGCTTGACTTCTTCGATACAATTTAGACAAATCGTTCTGAGATTGTTTAATGTATTGTTATTGAGATTGCCATCACAATTTACTACCAGTAATTGACTTTGATAGCGAGCTTTAAAACCACAACGATCACAATGTGATTTTTTTCGATAACCACCCGATTGCCATCTTGGTATAGGTGGTTTTATTTTTCTTTTTCGCGATATACAGAATCCACAGATTTTACGATAGTAAATTCGTGATTCTGTGCGGTAATTAATTGCACAGGGGCGTTGTCGACAAATTACACAGACTGGTCTCATCAAAAACCTTTATAAAGGTATTTATATCGATGATTTTTTTTGGTTTCTGTATAAATATTACAAAGTCAGTAAAGGAGCCAAAATGGCATTAATCAGTCCAGGCGTAGAAGTTTCCATCATCGATGAAAGCACATATATACCATCTGCTACCAACAGTGTGCCCTATATTTTATTAGCCACGGCACAAAACAAAGCCACCCCGTCGGGAGTGGGAGTAGCAGCAGGAACATTAGCCGCTAATGCAAATCAAATATATTTAATCACCAGTCAAAGAGATCTAGTCAATACATTTGGTAATCCATTTTTCTATAAAACCACAACAGGAACTCCTATCAATGGTTATGAACTCAACGAATATGGACTACTTGCAGCTTACAGTGCATTGGGTGTCAGCAATCGTGCATATATTCAACGTGTTGATGTGGACTTGTCTGAATTAACTGCTAGCTTGACCAGACCCACTGGAGAACCCGACAATGGAACCTATTGGTTGGTATTGGGTGCCACCGCATGGGGTATTTTTGAATGGAATCAAACCACCGGGGCATTTACTAACCGTGTGCCATTGGAAATCACTGATACCAGTAACTTGACAGCAGGTGTTCCGAATACTGATTTTGGATCCATCGGTAACTACGCTGTGGTCACAACCAATACAGCTAATCCACTTTACTACAAAAATGGCACAGTAACAACTGCACAATCCAATGCCACTGAATTGACTGATCTTTATAATAGTTGGGTATTGGTTGGTAGCGATGCTTGGAGATTAAGTTGGCCTACTTATCAAGCCAGCAATACCTATACCGGAACACTGACTGTTGGTGCAGAATTATTTGTCAATGAAAACAGTGTGTTGGTGCCATCGTCGCCCAATAACACAGTGTTGGGTCTAGCCAATGCTGTCAATGCAGCGGGTATTCAAGGTGTATATGCTGCTAATATTGATGGTAAACTGAGTTTGTTTGCTGATAGTAGCGCAGAAAGTGATGGATCTACATTGGACGGTGGTATTCGTTTAGAACAAGGAAACACCGGTGGTAGTGCAAACTTGATATCTGATTTGGGTATTGTGGTTGGAACATATCTCAGCCCATCATTACAACAAAGTCCAAATTATACTGTGCCACGTTGGAGAACCACTGACACAAGTCCACGTCCCAGTGGCAGTATTTGGAATAAAGTCACTCCGGTGAATCTTGGGACCAACATGGTAGTCAATAAATGGAGCACACTATTGGGTGCTTGGGTTCAACAAGATGCATTAGTATATCAAAACGACCAAAGTGCCAATAAGGCATTAGATCCCTCTGGTGGTGGTTTAAATATTCCGCAAGGAACTACTTATACACAATACAACGTGTCCCCAGAAGAAAATCTCACAACTGGAGAATTCAATCCCACATTCACATTAAAATTGTTCGAAAGAACAGTCGAGGGTGCAACAGTAATTACAGGAAGTGTCAGTAATCCCACATTCATCAATGGTGACGAATTCACAATTCAAACCAGCACTGCTAACAGCAATACATTGACTAGTTCAGTGACAGTGACTATCAATGGAACTACTCCAGCAGCTTTTGTGGCAGCAGTCAGTGCAGCCAATGTTCCGGGAGTCAGTGCCAGTGTTGATACATCTGGTAACATGGTTTTGACACAAAATCTAGGCGGAGTCATGTATGTGGAAAACGCCACTGGAACACCTTTGACCACTGCTGGATTTACAACCAGTGTGGCAGGAATCAGAGCCAATCCTGAAGGTGGCTTGATACTCAGTAATTGGAATGAGTTAGAGTATACTGCCAGTGCTAATGCACCCAGTATTGATCCTCCCAATGGAAGATATTGGTATTATAGTGCCAGCAATCAAGTTGATATCATGATCAACAATGGCAATGGATGGTTTGGATATAGAAATGTCAGCAATGATGTTCGTGGTTATAATTTAACTAATACTGATCCAGCTGGTCCAATTATCACTCCCACTGAACCAATAGAACAAAGTGATGGCACTGATCTGGTCTATGGAGATCTATGGATTGATACCAGCAACCTTGAACTATATCCAGTAATCAAACGATTCGAAAATGTCGATGGTGTTGATCAATGGGTCACTGTCGACAACACAGATCAAACCACAGAAAATGGTATATTATTTGCTGATGCCAGATGGGACACTGATGGCACATCAAATGTGGTCACAGACAATTTGGCATCAATTGCCAGTTTATTGGTCAGCAATTATACTGATATTGATGTTCCAGATTATCAACTCTACCCCACTGGTATGCTGTTGTTTAATACAAGACGCAGTGGGTTCAATGTCAAAGAGTTTCGTGTAGATTATTTCAATGCCACAGATTTCAGTTTTGATTCGTGGAGTAACAGTGTCACTTACACAACTGGTTCTAAAGTGTTGTATAATACCACATTATATGTGGCCATTGATAACCCACCAGTCAGCACTGTGCCCACTAATACCAGTTATTGGTCTCCATTGGAAACCAATGCTTGGGTCAATGCCAGTGGCAATCGCAGTGATGGCAGCCCATATATGGGCAGAAATGCTCAACGAGCAATTATTGTTGCAGCATTAAAATCTGGAATCGATTCCAGTGTTGGTATCAGAGAAGAACAGCGCCAGTTTAATTTAATAGCTTGTCCAGGATATCCTGAACTCATTACCAATATGGTGGCATTGAATAATGAAAGAAGCAATACAGCTTTTGTTATTGGCGACACCCCAATGAGATTAGCTGCCACTGGAACTGAAATATTGGCTTGGACTAATAACACCACAGTCACTGGCGAAGGATTGGTCATCGAAGGAACTACTACAGGTGATCCTTATGTGGGTCTATTTTATCCCAGCTGTCAAACCACTGATTTATCAGGTAGTCCAGTTGTGCAACCACCCAGTCACATGATGATTCGCACAATTATACGCAGTGACGAAGTGGGTTTTCCTTGGTTAGCTCCTGCCGGTAGTCGACGAGGTGTAATCGACAATGCTGAAAATATTGGTTATATCAATGCACAAACTGGAGAATTTGTGAGTTTGGGTGTAAATCAAGGATTGCGTGATGTGTTGTATGAAAATCGTGTCAATCCCATAACATTTATACCAGGTGTGGGTATTACTAACTTTGGTAATAAAACCACATACTCAATTACTAGTGCATTGGATCGTATCAATGTGGCAAGATTGATTGCGTTTATTCGTGCTAGACTGGAATCCATTGGCAAACAATTCTTGTTTGAACCCAACGACCAAATTACTAGAGACGAAATCAAGAATTCAATTAACAGTCTCATGATTGATTTGGTCAATAAACGTGGTATCTATGACTTCTTGGTGGTTTGCGATTTGACTAACAATACTCCGGCAAGAATCGATGCCAACGAATTATGGGTGGACATTGCGATTGAACCTGTCAAGGCTGTTGAATTCATTTATATACCGTTACGTATAAAGAACACAGGTGAGATAGCAGGTTCTATCAGCACACAAGTCTCAGCTGGTTAACAGTTGATTTTTTAATCGACAACAATAGGGGAATATTCCCCTATTGTTTTTTCCAAATCCATTTAGAACTTCCGCAATCCCAAATTCTGTTATATCCTTGAAGTTGTCGATTTTGCACTTCGGTAAGATCTGGATGGTCGTTGACAGTTTTTCTAAGATTAAATCTGTGTATTCTTGACTGATCAGGAAGAAAATACCAATAATTTGGAGTTCCGTTGGAAATTTTTTCAAATCCCAATTTGTCATAAAGGTCTCCGCGACTCCAACGATTGTCAGAGTAAGAAACTATTTCTTCGGGATCAATATGTTTAACAAAGTAATAGAATAGTTTACTAGCAGCACCGATTACATTGTAATGGCATAAGGAAGCAAATCTATTCAGCTCCCATCCTTGAATTTTTCTTGACAAGTTGTTTTTACAAAAACTCATTGCTGATACTAGTTGATCTTGATAAAATAATCCCACTCGAAAATTACTACGACCGTGACTCATTAAATGATTTTGTTGAAAGAATTGTCGAGCAGTTTTGGTATCAATTTCTCTGATGATGCATTGCCGTGCAAAAATTTTGTTGGTTATTTTTCCTAATATATTAGCAACTCTGCTTTTGACAATGTCTTGTTTATCTCGCCACTCGTCCTCGAATATTTCTATCAGTTGTATACCTTGTTGAGCAAAGTATTGTTGTTTTTTGTGATCTCTTTGTGGAGATTTATTATTAGACAATAACACAGATTCGGAATGCCAGTATAGTCCAGTGAATTCAAATCCCAAATTTAAATCAGATATAAAAATATCAATTTCGGGATTGTGATAATTAGATCGATAGTTCATTGTAGCGTTGGGTTTTAATGACACAATATAATTGAATAATTCTTGTTGTCCTGCACTGATTTTGTTGTAGATGTATGGATGACATTTCGGACAAAGATCTGGGCGAAATTTTGAAGTATTGAAATATTGTTTTGTATAACTGAACTGTGTTTGACAGGTCTGACATTGCAGTGATAAAGAATTATCGTGACTAGCTAACACTGTCAAGTTGGCTGTTTGCACTGATTGACAAATTTTCTCCCAGCTGGCAATTTGTTTTTTTTCATTATGCTGAGACAGTAATTGTTTTAATTTTTTGATGGTTTCTAGACTATGTTTTTTACCAGTCATAGGGCCAGGCCCGGGACCACGGAGTTGCCGTGTTTGTGATGCTTTTTGTGCTCTTTGAATCATGTCATTGGGATGTTCTTGAGCATACTTTTTAATACTTTGGCTAATTTTGTTTTTAGTTTGTTGACTGGCAGGTTTCCTTCGCCTAACCAATTGACCACTTTGATATTTCTCCTCTCTCTTGGCCATAGATTTTTTTATTTTGTTTAATTTTTCTGGGTCAGTGACTTTTTTTCCTTTATTGTGCGGTATTCTTGATTGAAATAATTCTAAAGTTTCTTGACTATAGACAGATCCAAATTGTTTTTTATAATCTTGTCCAGTGATGTTGTGTTTTTTTAAGTGTTGCCATGGAATAATTCGATCAAATGATTGTTGACAAATTTGACAGATAATTGACATTGGTATTAATCCTGTTAAAACTATTTACGCAAAATATTTATAATAAAATATATGTAGATAATGATTTTTGTCAAACGGTTATAAATACTAGCAGTATAGGAGAACACACAAATGGCAGTTTCCTCATTAACAAGAATGACCGTTCCGGTTGCCAGTGATCAAAGCAATCCCAATCAGGGTTTGTTAATGCCCAAGCTCAAGTATCGATTTCGTGTGATATTTGAAAATTTTGGAGTCAGCACTCCCAGAACGGAACTGACCAAACAGGTCATGGATTTTCGTCGACCTTCATTGAGTTTTGAAGACATACTCATACCCATCTACAACAGCACATTAAAACTAGCTGGCAAAGGTAGTTGGGCCGAGGTCACCTGTAATCTTCGTGATGATGCCAGTGGTGCTGTGTCTAAACTAGTGGGCGAACAAGTTCAGAAACAAATGGACTTTTTAGAAATGGCCAGTGCCAGTTCGGGTATTGACTACAAGTTTCTCACTAGATTTGAAATTCTAGATGGTGGTATGGGTGCATTTGAGCCCACAGTGTTAGAAACCTGGGAGCTCTATGGTTGTTATCTCAAACAAGTTGATTATGGTGATGTCAATTATGGCAGTAATGAGCCGGTCACTATTGCATTGACCATACAATTTGATAACGCCAATCAAACACCACAAGGAACTGGTATTGGTAGTGCAGTTGGTCGCACATTGGGCGATGTAGTAACAGGTATTGGACAAGCAGCCTAAGGATCAAACGTGGCTTTTGGGCAGGACTTTTTAAAAGGTTTTATTGGTAGACAAAATCTCAAAGATTATGCTCATGCCAGTAAAACCTTTTTAACCAATGGGTATGAACTTGTTCCCAAGAACAAGTTTTTATTTCATGTCTACATGAATGTCAATACTGCGGAAATACCAGTATTAAGGACAGTGTTCCCTCAGGATGATGTCACGGCCATTGGTCTAATGGTCAAAACTATACAATTGCCTCAATTTCAAATCGACACAGAAACATTAAATCAATATAACAGAAAAAGAGTAATACAAAAGAAAATTAACTATCTTCCGGTTCGAGTTGAATTTCATGATGATGGTGGCAATATCACACGAAATCTCTGGTATAATTATTTTTCATATTATTACAAAGACCCCAATCAACAATATCTTGCTGCTCCAAATAGCAACGGTAAACTGGGTCCGTTGAATAGTCCGCCGGGTTTTGCTTATCAAAACCGTGACACATATTCTGCCAAACGAGATGTCAATGACTGGGGTTTTGTAGGTGAAAGTTATGATCAAAGCAGTGCCGGGGGCCCGGGTGGGTTCAGTGGTGGTGATCAAAGCAGTGGTAAACCGGCATTTTTTAGAGATATCACTATCTATGGATTTGATCAGCATGAATATGTCATGTATGTATTAATCAATCCTGTGATACGAGAATGGAATCATGACACCTATGACTATAGCCAAGGCAATGGGATCATGACCAACACCATGACAGTGGAGTATGAAACTGTGAAATATTACACAGGGGCCATAGGTCGTGTTAGACCAGATACCAATGTCAAGGGATTTGCTGATCCGGCCAGATATGATACTGTGCCCAGTTCACTAGCTCGTCCAGGCAGTATTGCCACAGTATTGGGTCAAGGTGGATTACTAGACACCGGTATTGGTATCATTGAAGATTTGCAAAGTGGCAGTGTCACTGGTATCATAGGTGCAATACAAAAATCTGTGGCCACAAGAGACACTTTCAAGGGAAAGAATTTAAAATCAATAGCATCCGAGGAAGCAGTCAATGGTTTCAAACAGACATTGAGAAATCTAAATCCATCGGCTACACGACAAACCATTGGTAAATTAGGTGGATTTAATTTCCCCAGTCCGCCGGGTCCTCGATAAATCATGAGCACAATAAATTATATCAATCCCAGGATAGATTTAACTGTCAGAGTATTTGATAATTTTTTTAATTTTGATGTTGATGTTCCTGCTGAAGAATATGACATTGTCTATAGTTTTTTTCGTAGTGTATTCACGACTGCAGAAGCAGCAGGCAATTTCACAGTGACATTGTTTAGAATTGCACAGCAAACATCAACACCTGTATTGACATTATTAGATCAAATACAAGGACAAAATCAAATACAAATCACAGCCACATTGGCTTATTATCTCAATGGGTTACGTAGTTCCAGCACGTTGTTGGGTTACAGTAATGCAGTAGTGCCAAATTTTTATACAGCAAGAAATGTCAAAGCATGAAAAAATGGGCACAGGGCATATATGAAATAAAAAATCCTGAGAAATATGTCGGGCGTGGTGTGCCCAAATACAGATCGTCATGGGAATGGGCATTTATGAGATTTTGCGACAACAACGATCATATATTGCAGTGGGCCAGCGAAAGTATTTTTATACCTTACCGTAACCCCATTACTGGTAAAATGAGTAATTATGTTCCGGATTTTTTAATCACTTATAGAACTCGAGACAATCAAGTTCGTGCTGAACTAATTGAAATCAAGCCCAGAAATCAAAGTCTAATTGAAGGCCGTATGAGTGAGAGTGATCGTGCTGTAGTAGCAGTTAATTATGCCAAGTGGGATCAAGCCACTAAGTGGGCTCGTCGCAATGGTATGATTTTTCGCGTTATCAATGAAACTGACATGTTCCATCAAGGTCAAAAACGCAAATAACAATCAAAATCTTCATAATATGATATTAGATAAATATCATTATGACCGATCGACTTGTTGAATTATTTAATCTTCCTGAACAAGAAAAAACACCTGCAATTGAAACTCAAGTAGCAGAATCGCGATCTTTGTTGACCGATATAGATCAAGCCATAGACAAAATAGATCAGGCACTGCCTACAGTGACAAATCTCGACGGCAGTGATCGAGAGCTTGACGAGTTAGCAGATCTTGCCCGAGAAAAATTTCAAGATCTCATGGATTTGGGTTTTAATGTCGACAGTAGATTTGCCGGAGAAATATTTTCTGTGGCCAGTAATATGTTAGGACATGCCATCAATGCTCGCACTGCCAAACTCAATAAAAAATTACGTGTAGTGGAATTACAATTAAAAAAAGCTCGATTAGATCAACAATCTCCCAATGAAGATCAGCCGTTGCCTGTGGGACAAGGACAAGTATTGAGTAGAAATGAATTACTTGAAAGATTATTGTCTGATCGAAAGCAAAATTCTAAAAAAGAATAAATATCTAATAGGATTATAGAAAAAATGAAAACATTTCAGCATTATCTAGCCGAAAGTCAACGAACTTATGATTACAGGATCAAAGTAGTCGGGGACATCAACGACAGTTTTTTCAGTGAGTTAGAAACAAAATTATCGCAATTCGACATTGCCAAAATGGGCAAGCCCAAAACCACACCTGTGATGACCACACTAAAAGACTTCCCCAATGAAAAAAATCAAACAGTGACTTCGGTGGATGTCAGTTTTCGTTATCCAGCAATCGAACCTCAGATACAGCAATTAGCACAAATATTGGGAGTAAACCCCAGTCGTGTTCGTATGTTAGATTTGAAATATGATGACAGTATCAACAAAGAAATTCAGGATATCAATAACGAAAATCATGACTTATTAAGTGACACTGATTATCCAGCAAATAATGCCGAGCAAGATGAGTTAAAGCGTGATTATTCAGCAGAACCACATCAACATGCTGTATTAAAAAATTCATACCGCAGTGATTTCACAGTGGCCGGTGGTAAAACTCCAACAGCTGAAACCACAAACAGTCTACCACAAGGAACTCGTAGTCCTATTTCCAATATCAAGCGTCCACCTAAACCCGCCACCGGCGCACAACCAAGAGGATAAAAAATCATGACATTTTTTTACGATATCAACCGACGTCTAGCCGATTTAGATCAAATCAAACCCATACTCAATGAGAGTCAACATGTGGATGAAAAATACATGGGGTTTGATAAAACTGTGGCTGCTATCAAAAAAGGCGGCAGTGCCGACGACCCTGAGGCTGTGGCTGCTGCCATTGGTCGTAAAAAATACGGTAAAGAACGTTTTCAAAAAGCTGCTGCTGCTGGCAAGAAATTAGGTGAACAGCAAGGTGTGGCGGAAGGCTCCTTGAATGAGTTCGCACAAGGTGGCGATGGTGATTATCTAAGGGCTTTGGCCAGTGCTTGGTATAATGACACATTCAACACTGGTAGCCTACAAAAGGGCATTAAAAGTCAAGAAGATGTTGAGCGTGTGTTGGCACGTGGCATTGTATGTCCTGATGGCAAAACAAGAAAATACAACATTGACTACAATGGTGACTTTGATGGTGTTCAAATCTACAGCGATGACTATTACGAACATGGCGATGTAGACGGTAGTACCGATACACGAACCGGTCGACCGTTTGGACCATATGACCACATTGAATTCAAAGGTCAAGATTTAAATGAAGGTATAGCGGAAGGCTCTTTAGAAGAAGTCAGTTTAGATTTAGCCAAACGGGCCAGAGACAAGGCTGAGTATTTTGTTGACATGGACTATGACGACATGCGGGATCGGCCCTACGGTTATAGTGAAAAACAAAGAAGCAAATTTCAGAGATACATTGACCGTAAAGAACCCCGAGCTAAGGGAGATCGAGATTGGGATCCACCAAAGAAGAAAGGTGTGGCGGAGGGCACGGCTGTGCCTTGGCAAGTTGTTATAAATGCCTTAGCTAGTGGATATCCGGATTCAGATCCTACAGACAGCCTGGCTCCCATAATGCGTAAATATGGTGTAGAGTTTGATGACTTAAATCTTTTAGCTAGAAGAAATGGCTACAATGATATCTATGCTGTGTTGGATGATTTTGGTCAAAAACAAGGTGTGGCGGAAGGCAAAGGTAAAAAACCTGACTACATCGATCTAGATGGTGATGGTAAATTAGAAAAAAGTGATTTTGCGAAACTTAGATCAAGAAGCAATGAAGAACAGCTAGATGAGAAAATGTATTTTGATCCAGCTACAGGACAAACCACCGACAGGACTTTCAAACCTCCGGTTGGGGGGTTCAAACCCCCAATAGCACAGTCTGCTCCTGTTGATAATACTCAATTTAAAGCTGATGTAGATAGAGCTAAATCAGGGTTAACTATGAAACCTGGTGATCCAACTGTTTATAGTAAAGAAAGAGGGTTAGGTCCTACCATAGCTGCTGATCGCCTTCAAAAAAGAGGAGTAGATATTCCTGGACTAGTGGGCAATAGAATAAATCCAGCAACATTAGATGCCGATTTTGGAATGTATGAAGATGATGTCGATGAAGGTAATGAATTCAGTGGTGAATTGGCAAAAGCAAAAGCATCAGGTGCTAAAGAGTTTGAAGTAGATGGCAAAACTTATCCAGTCAAGGAAGGTCGTAGTGAAAAGACCGCAAAAGGACTACGTCATCATGGCACATAAGGTACTGATTATCAAGGCGACGATGTCGAAGATACTGATAAAAAACAAAAACATGTCAAACATGATCGTGTTGGTAGACCCTCGGGGCCCAAACACACCTATGATGAACCCTTTGGCACAGTCAAAGTTCCTGCATGGAAGGGACCAAAAACAGTGCATAAAATCGGTGACAATGAACCAGGCAAAGAAGCACCACGTCGTGGTAGACCCAAGAAAGTTCGAGAACAACATGACGACATGATTGACATTGTTGATCGTGGTGAATATGATCGTGAAGGCGATATGGCGCATGATCAACTTCGCACAATTGTAGACGCAGCCAAAGAATTACGCAGTATTTTAAAGGCCGATGAAAATTTACCCGAATGGGTTCAATCAAAAATTACCAAGGCCTTGGATTATATTGACACTGCACGTGATTACATGAAAAGTCAAAAAAGTGATCTTGCAGAACCCATCGCCGAAAAAGCAGTCAGTCAAGCACAACAACAAGCAGACGCGATTGCTTTAAAAGCTCGACGTTCTGGAAAAAAACTTCAAGCCGGAACTGCATCAGCCGAAATGGCCAAAATGCCCAAGGCCGAATTGGAAAAGTTTGCCAGCACAGCACGTAAAGGATTGCCCAAACATAAAGACAAAGAAGTCAAAGAGACCACAACCAGTGGCAGTGTGGCAGTGGCAGATGCAGGTGAAACTAAAAAATCCAAAGGCAAAGGCAATATGAGTTTTGGTCAAGGTATCTACGACAGTTGGAATAGAGAACTGGAACAAATGATCTCCGAAAGCATGAATATCACAGTGTCACAAAACACCAGCGAGACAGGAGAATTAGAAAAATCCATTAGTATTAATGCCACCGGTGATGATGCTGATCGATTGGCCGAATTGCTGAATCTTTCTGGTATGCACGACGACCACAGCGATCATAGTTGCCCAACGTGTAACCAAGAACCATATGGATGTGCAGAGATGGTTGATGAAAATAGTCCAGACTGGCCAACCAATACCGAATACAATCAAGATGCATTACAGTATAGTGGCGGTTTAAATCGACCCAAAACCACCGGGCAAACCACAGTGCCGGTGATTGCCAGTCAATTAGATCGTCAAATGTCT